GTATAATATATAATACACTTATGCGGAGTACACACAATGATAGCAAAAAAACCTGTCAACTATGTCAACAATAAAGAATTCTCACTAGCTGTTGTTGATTATGTCAAAAGCGTTAATCTGGCAAAGGCACAAGAAAAACCAGTTCCGATTGTTCCTGACTATATTGCGCTATCCTTTTTAAAAATATCTGAAGGGCTGTCACATAAATCAAACTTCATACGATATACCTATCGTGAAGAAATGGTAATGGACGGAGTAGAGAATTGCCTTCGTGCAATCTTAAACTATAATATTGATGCAGCTACTAGAACTGGTACTCCTAATGCATTCTCATATTTTACTCAAATTTGTTTCTATGCATTCTTAAGAAGACTTGCAAAGGAAAAGAAACAACAAGAAATCAAATTTCGTTTTATTGAAATGGCTTCTGTTGAAGACCTTATGCAAATTGATTCGTTAAGCGAATATGATGCTGCTATCAACCAACCATTTGTTGATTACTTGCGTGATAGAATTGACCGAGTTAGAATGGCAGATACTAAAATGAAAACCATTATTGCTCAAGAAAAAACAAAGAAGGGCATTGAACTGTTTATGGTATAACAACATGAAAATTGCAATTATTAATGATACACATTGTGGTGCACGTAACTCATCAGATATTTTCATTGAATATCAGGAAAGGTTCTACGACCAAGTATTCTTTCCATACTTAAAGAAACATAATATTAAAAACATTATCCACCTTGGCGACTATTATGATCATCGTAGGTATATTAACTTTAAGGCACTGAACTCTAATCGTAGTTGCTTTTTGAATGTCTTAAAGAAAGAAGGTATTACTATGGATATTATCCCTGGTAATCATGATGTATTTTACAAATCAACGAATGAGTTATGTTCTCTAAAAGAACTGATGGGTTACTATACTAACAATGTAAATATTGTTATGAAGCCAACTGTGATGGATTATGAAGGTCTTCGTATTGCTCTAGTCCCTTGGATTAATAATGAAAACTATCATGACACAATGAAGTTTTTAAGTTCTTGCGATGCATCATGGGTAGGCGCTCATCTAGAGTTGAACGGGTTTGAACTTATGAAAGGTGTAATTAATACTCATGGCATGGGTACTGAGGCATTCGATAGATTTGAAACTGTACTGACTGGTCATTTCCATACTAAGTCGACACAAGGCAATATTAGTTACCTTGGTGCTCAAATGGAATTTACTTGGGCAGATGCTCATGATCCTAAATACTTTCATATTATTGATACCACTACACGATTATTAACACCAGTACAAAATACTTTAAATTTATTTGAAAAAATTGTTTACGATGATCGTAAAATGGATTATAATGAACAATATGATCTAAGTAACTTAGTACAAAAGTTTGTCAAGCTTGTGGTAGTCAATAAGTCTGACCCATATTTGTTTGATACATTTGTTGATAAGATACTTAAGGTCGATACACATGAATTTAAGGTAGCAGAAACTTTTGAAGAGTTTCAAGGTCAGAATGTTTCTGATGACAGCATCTCAATTGAAGATACTACTGCTCTGCTAGATTCGTATGTTGATGCAATTGATACTGAACTAGATAAAAATCGTATGAAAGCCTTTATGCGTGAAATATATGTCGAAGCAGTAAATGAGGAGATTATTTAGTTATGGTACTGTTTAAGACTATCAGATGGAAAAACTTTTTATCTACTGGAGATGCATTTACTGAAGTATCATTAAACCGTTCGCCTAGTACATTAATTGTAGGAGAAAACGGCGCAGGCAAATGTGTTGATAAACTTACTGAAATAGAGGTAGAATTTGAATCAGAAGAAATAAAGCAATTATATTTAAAACATCTTTCCTAACCATTGATGTTTATGTACAAAAAATGAAATACAAAGAATCAACATTTAATGCTAAGATATTATGGCATCAGCGAGATTATAAATCTTTTTTAGAAAATATTTTAATATGAGTAATACATTATGAAAACTACTGTCGGTGATATCGCTTCTTTCTATGCAAAGTATCCAGAACTTATTGGCACTATTAAAGTAAAAACTAGATTTGGTTATAAAAAAATTGAGGGTGCTGCAATTACTGCAAAAAATTCTATAGTTCATAGCATTAAAACAGAATCTGGCGAGCATATAAAAACATCACCAGACCATTTAATGTTAGGCAATGATTGTGCATGGGTAAAAACAAAAGACTTATATGTTGGTAATTTTTTATTTAATTCAAATGGTCCAACCAAAATTATTAAACATAAAATTTTAAAAACTCGTCAAGACTTATATGATATACAAGTAGAAGATGTAAAAGAATATTTTGCTAATGGGTTGGTATCACATAATTCAACTATGTTAGATGCTCTGTCATTTGTGTTATTTGGTAAGGCACATCGAAACGTCAACAAGAATCAACTAGTCAATTCTATAAATAATAAAGCTGCCATCGTTGAAGCAGAATTTTCTGTGGCTAATCATGACTTCAAAATTATTCGTGGTATTAAACCAGTTAAGTTTGAAATATGGCAAAATGGTGCGCTGATTAATCAGGCAGCTCAGGCTCGTGACTATCAAAAACATTTAGAGCAAAATATTTTAAAGTTAAACCACAAATCTTTTCATCAGATCATTGTACTTGGTTCCTCTTCTTTTATTCCGTTTATGCAGTTACCAACATATGCCAGACGAGAAGTTATTGAAGATCTTTTAGATATTCAAATTTTTGGTAAAATGAATAGTATCTTAAAAGAAAAACTATCGCGTCTTAAAGAAGACATTACGTCTATTGTGTATGCCCTTGAATTAGTCAAAGAAAAATTGACAATGCAAAAGAATCATATACGCGATATTACAGAAATTAATAAAACTCATTTAAAGCAAAAGACAGAAAAGATTGATTATATTAAGGTAGAAATTGACCAGCTTCAGACCCTGAATCAATCATTGTCTAATTTTGTGGCCGATACTAATAATGGTCTTGATGATTCCTTAAAATCATTAGGTAATAAGAAATCTAAACTTAGTCAATATCAAGCTCAGTTTATGCGTCAAATATCTGATGTGGTTACTACTGCTAAGTTCTATGAAGATAACAATACTTGCCCTACTTGTACTCAAGAGATAACAGAAGACACGCGTGAACATAAAATGTGTACGGCTAAAGATAAAGCAAAAACACTGCGCGAAGCAATGACATCGGTAGAAACCGAAATAAAAACTATTGATACCGAACTTAACGAACTTAACGAACTAGCAGTTCTTATACGTCAAAGCAATTCTGAAATTCACACAAACAATTCTGGTATCACTAGACTACAAAATGAAATTAAGTCAATCAATACTGAAATTGAACTTATTAGCTCTGAAGATAGTGACTTATCTCGTGCAAATCAACAATGTCAAGATTTTATTGAAGAGCGCGATATATTGTCAGAACGTAGGCTAAAGATGTTAGAATCAAAAACCTATCTTGATGTCGTATCAGAAATGCTTAAGGATACTGGTATTAAAACAAAAATTATTAAAGAATATTTGCCAGTAATGAATACATTGATTAACAAATATTTGAATGTACTAGATTTCTTTGTATCGTTTCACCTAGACGAAAACTTTAATGAAATTATACGATCACGGCATCGCGATGATTTTAACTATTCATCATTCTCTGAAGGCGAAAAGCAACGAATCAATTTAGCACTATTATTTGCATGGCGACAAATTGCCAGAATGAAAAACTCTGCATCTACTAATTTGCTTATACTTGATGAAGTACTTGATGCATCTCTTGATGCAGAAGGTGTCGAGAATCTTATGAAGATTCTTAATACAGTTGAAAACGATACTAATGTTTTTATTATATCTCATAAGGGTGATGTCCTAGACGGTAAGTTCAGAAGCAAGATTGAATTTAAGAAACATCAGAATTTTTCTACAATGGTGACAACTCGAGGATAATAGTGTTGTATTTTTACAACAATAGTGAAAAAACTTGTTTACATCGTAACGATTTTGGTATATAATATAATTTCAAGAGGAACAACTATGTATACACAATCAAAATCGTTACTTGCAAAATTGTTAGCTAATGAAAACATATCGATACGTCATGGCAATTATGATACTGCATCGTTTGATGTAGACAATCGTATATTGTATTTTCCTCTATGGAAAGAACTTAACAAAGATACTTATGATCTTTTGATTGGTCATGAAGTTGGTCATGCACTGTATACTCCGTCTGAAGGCTGGCACAATGCCACTACAGAAATACCTGGAATACCTCGTTCCTTTGTCAATATTATTGAAGACATTCGCATTGAGAAATTGATACAACGTAAGTACCCAGGTCTTGTCAGATCTTTTAGGGGCGGTTATGCGCACATGTATTCACTTGACTTTTTTAAGATTGAAGGTCGAGATGTACAAGCAATGAGCTTTATGAATCGATTAAACCTAAAATCAAAGTTATGCGATAATATAAATATCGCATACAGTAAAGAAGAACAAGTCTTTGTCGATATGGCTAATGCGTGTGAAACGTGGGAAGATGTTATTGTTTGCTGCAGAGCCATTTACAATTATGTAAAGGAAAAAAATGAGCAATCAAAAGACACTCGTAAAGAAAACGGTCGTAAAGAAAAAGGCTCCAGTTCAACCACAACCGAAACAGGAGAAACATATTCAGCATCTGAATCAGACAGTGAACCAGCCGACGGACAAGATGACGCAAGCGAAAGCAACTCTGATAGCTCGCCTAATAGATCATCTACTACAATGGGCGAACCTAATGAGAATGAGAGCATGGCTGATATGTCGGAAGATAGATCAGCTGATAAAGCAGATTCAGAACAAGAAGTAGTTGACGAACTAGATACATCGACTGATGATGCATATCGGTCGATGGAATCTGAAATTGTTGAACGTAATGAACAAGGCAATATTCCAACTGTAATTTCTGGATTAAATAAAGATCAGACTGATGCTATGATTACGACATATGCTCAACTAGATGCATGTCGTAACGAAACACTTATAACTTCAGTGTTTGAAAAACATACTGATGAATTTAATAAATTTGTCAAAGATAACACTAGACTTGTCAATGTTATGGCAAAAGAATTTGAGACACGTAAGGCTGCATATCAATATACTCGAGCAAAGGTATCAAATACTGGTTCTTTAAATATGTCTAAGTTACATCAGTACAAATTATCTGAAGACATATTTTTAAAAATAACCACACTTGCAGATGCTAAAAGTCATGGCATGATTATGCTTATTGATAAGTCTGGTTCTATGTCTGGTAGCATTGATAATGTTATTTTACAAGTATTGATATTATCAATGTTCTGTAAAAAAGTATCAATTCCATTTGATGTATATACATTTACGACATATTATAATCACTGTGGGTTAAGCACATTACGAAGTACAATATGTCATGAGAATATTCGTGTTGTACAAGTACTATCTTCTTCTTTAAGCAATGCAGATTATAAAAAAGGATTTAGATTTTTATTTAATCAGACTTGTAGTTTTGTATTTACAACTGATTTAGAAAGATTGAACGGTACACCTATTGTTGAGGTTATGACTGCAATGCCATTGTTGGTTAAACGATTTAAAGCAAAACATAATCTTCAGCGAGTAATTGTGCCAATCCTTACTGATGGCGACCCTTCTTCTGTTTTCGCAATGAATGAAGATGGTAAGCGTGGTCATGCTATTCGTTTTGATTCTACTATCTTAAATATTGATGGTGCCTATATTTCAGTAGAATCAGAACAAGATGCATTTGAAAAACTTACTGCTCATCTTGGTACATATCCTGGTGTTGTACCTATTGGTTATTTTATTGCTAATCGTGCAGTTGAATTTAATAAAAAGATAGCACATATCAATAGGTCATGGAATGCAGAGGTCTTTGATAATTCTCGTAAACAGGTACGTGACAAAGGTTATGCGTCATATGACAATGTGTTAGGCTTTAAACGTATGTTTATTATGAAGTTTAGTTCATCATTGTTTGATACCACCATTAGTGAGTTTGACGTTGACGATGATGCCAAAACCGCAGATATTACTAGAGCATTTAAGAAATACGCTAGTGGCAAGAAAAATAGTCGCATTTTTGCAACACAATTTACAGAAATAATTGCATAACTATTGACAAATCTTTTTAAATGTGTTATAATTAACTATTGAATAGGAATCTACATCATGACACCATTACAACAAACCCTAGTATCTGAACTTACTGCACGATTCAATGACACTACTGACTTTAAATTGTCAATGTTACTGACTGTCGCAAAATCGATTGATATACCAGCTGGTGAAGTGTACCGACTTGTTAAAGATGCACCAAAAAAATCTCGTGGTATATATAATTTGCAGGCAGTACTTCTGCCATTCCCAGAACAACAACATAATGCACAAGTGACAACTTCTGATATGCAACCTCCTAAAAAATTACAATCAATCTTAAATGATTCAGTGTTTGTACCGCCAACAGATTTATACTTTGTTTCATGGGGTAACTATAAAACTATTGAAACTATTATAGGTTGTAATTTCTTTTATCCTACATACATCACTGGTATGTCTGGTAATGGTAAGACTGTAATGGTTGAACAGGCATGCGCTAAATTAAAACGTTCTTACATTCGTGTACAAATTACGCCAGAGACTGATGAAGACGATCTTATTGGCGGCTTCCGTTTGATTGATGGTGAGACCGTATTTAATAAAGGTCCTGTTATTAAAGCAATGGAGACTGGTGCTATATTATTGATTGATGAGATTGACCGTGGCTCAAGCAAAATTATGTGTCTGCAAGGGGTGCTTGAAGGTAAACCAGTATTAATCAAAAAGACTGGTGAAATGGTTAGTCCTTCTGCAGGCTTCAACATTATTGCTACGGCTAACACAAAAGGTAAAGGCTCAGAAGATGGTCGATTCGTTACTGCTAATATTATTGACGAAGCTTTCCTTGAGCGGTTTGTGGTTACGATTGAGCAACCATACCCTACAATGGCCATCGAAAAGAAAATCATTTTAAATCATATGAAGAAGTTTGATTGTCTTGATGAAACATTTGCAACTCTGTTAGCAACATGGTCTGACACAATTCGTAAAACATTTGAAGATGGTGGTCTTGATGAGCTAATTTCTACTCGCCGTATTTGCCATATTATCCAGACGTTTTCTATCTTTAAGAAACGTTCAAAGGCAATTGAACTTTGTGTCAATCGGTTTGATACTGATACACGTGAAGCCTTTATTGATCTTTATTCAAAGGTTGATGCATCGGTTGTTACATCAGATGAAAATATAAAATCTGATACTGAAGCAAGTCAAGTTATTCTTGACGAAATATTAGGATTAGCATAATGACCGTAGGGATTAAACATGACCAAGATAAACTAGATTATTCATTAGTCCCGTTT